ATCCCTGATGAGGAAGGCGGCAACCTGTACCTTGTGAATGGTGCAATGACCAAACTTGCGGATGCAGGGGCATTTGCGGGAGCGGACAACGGACAGCAGAAGGAAGAAGAAAAATTCCCGGCACAGGAAAACAGCAGAAAGAGAGGTAAACGATGAAGCGGAAGTTTTGGAACTGGATAAAGAATGAAGATGAGAGCGTGCCTGATATGGAAAGGACGCTCTTTTTAAATGGCATGATCTCGGATGAAACATGGTACGGGGATGAAGTTACCCCGCAGCTTTTCAAGGATGAGCTGAATGCCGGAAACGGAAATATCACGGTATGGATCAATTCTCCGGGCGGTGATGTGTTCGCAGCAGCACAGATCTACAACATGCTCCGTGACTACAAGGGAAGCGTGACCGTCAAGATTGACGGCATTGCTGCTTCGGCAGCATCCGTTATTGCGATGGCGGGAAATACGGTATGTGTATCCCCTGTGGCAATGATGATGATCCACAATCCTGCGACTATGGCAATGGGTGAGGCAAAGGATATGCAGAAGGCAATCGCAATGTTGAATGAAGTCAAGGAGTCCATCTTAAATGCTTACGAGTCCAAGACCGGGCTTACCCGTGCAAGGCTCTCGCACATGATGGATGACGAGACTTGGTTCAATGCCAAGAAAGCCGTGGAGCTTGGATTTGCAGATAAGATCCTTTTTGATTCCGATGAGGATGAGAAAAAGAAAGAGCCGGAAGAGCCGGAGAAAAAGCCGGACGAAGGCAGTGAAGGAGAGGAAGAGGAGAAAAAGGATGACGGGGAAAAGGAGAAGAAAAAGAAGCTCCCGTTCCAGCAGGATTCCATGATGTTTTCCACAAAGGCGATGAATGAATCGTTCCTTTCCAAGGTATCCCATACGGATGCCATGATACCAGTTAACCAGTTGGAAAAAAGACTGAGTCTTTTAACACATTAAGGAGGATTTCAAGATGAGTAAGATTTTAGAGTTAAGAGAAAAGAGAGCAAAGGCCTGGGATGCTGCAAAGGCATTTCTTGATGCCAAGAGAACACAGGAAGGGTTTGTATCCGCAGAGGATGCAGCCACTTATGACAAGATGGAAGCAGATGTCGTAAATCTCGGAAAAGAGATCGAGAGGCTGGAAAGACAGGCTGCCATCGATGCAGAGCTTGCAAAGGCAACAAGCGCACCGATCACCAATCAGCCGAATGCAAAGACTGATGGTGATGCAAAGACCGGAAGGGCAACGGATGAGTATAAAAAGGCATTCTGGAACAGTATGAGAAACAAGATGTCATACGAAGTACAGAATGCCCTTTCTATTGGCACGGATTCCGAGGGCGGATATCTCGTACCGGATGAGTATGAGAAGAAACTCGTGGAAGCACTGGAAGAGGAAGTATTTTTCCGTAACCTTGCAACCGTCATCAAGACTTCAAGCGGTGACCGCAAGATTCCTATCGTCACATCCAAGGGCGAGGCGGCATGGATCGATGAGGGCGGACAGTTCCCTGAATCCGATGACAGCTTTGGTCAGACATCCATCAGTGCCTACAAGCTGGCAACCATGATCAAGGTGTCTGATGAACTCTTAAATGACAGCGTGTTCAATATTGAGCAGTATATTTCAAGGGAGTTCGGAAGAAGGATCGGTACAAAGGAAGAGGAAGCATTCTTTATCGGTGACGGCAAGGGAAAACCTACCGGAATCTTCAATGCCACAGGCGGTGCTGAGACAGGTGTGACATCTACCGGAACATCCATCACGTTTGATGATGTCATGGATCTTTATTATTCCCTCCGTGCCCCTTACCGTAACAAGGCAGTATGGCTTTTGAATGATTCGACCGTAAAGGCAATCAGAAAGCTGAAGGACGGAAACGGAAATTATATCTGGCAGCCGTCCGTAAGGGAAGGAGAGCCTGATAAGATCTTAAACCGTCCTTACCGCACATCTATCTATGTGCCGGAACTTGCAGCCGGAAACCGTGTCATGGCATTCGGTGATTACAGTTACTACTGGATCGCAGACCGCCAGGGCAGAAGTTTCAAGAGACTGAATGAGCTTTATGCTACAACCGGACAGGTCGGATTCCTTGCTTCCGAGCGTGTGGACGGCAAGCTGATCCTTTCCGAGGCAGTCAAGACACTTGATATCAAGGCCGCAGGAAAGTAGGTGGACGGATGTTCGTAACGCTTGAGGAAGCCAAAGGTTATCTCAGGGTCGATTCGTCAGACGAGGATGATCTCATCCTCCGTCTGATGGAGACATCCGACAGCCTGATCTTAAATGTGACAAGACGTACACGGGCAGGACTGAAACGGCATGAGGCACTTATCCGTACTGCGGAACTGTATGCCATTGCTTATCTGTATGAGCACAGGGAAGAAGCCGATTATAAGGCTATGACGGAAACACTGAAATATCTGCTCTTTGGGATCAGGAAGGAGAGATTCTGATGATTGAACTCATGCGTGAGAGGATCACGATACAGAAAAGCAGTACCAAAACGGATAAGACGGGAAACCACATGCTTGTGTGGGAAGATCATTATAAGTGTTTTTCCTATGCAAACAACCTGTCCGGTAAGGAATACTGGGAAGCAAAACAGGTCAATGCGGAAACAGAACTGGATTTTATTATCCGGTACTGCAGTGAGGTGTCAGGACTTGATACGGAGCATTACCGCATAGTTTTCCGTGGAAGGCTTTATAATATTACATTTGTTGATAACGTGCAGTACAAAAATAAATCAGTAAGGATAAGGGCAGCCCTGATAAAGAGGTGATGGAATGGCAGAGAGAAGAACGACCGTTGACGGACTTGCGGATGCAATCATGGACGGACTCAAAGAGTATGCAGACCTTGCAACGGATACGGTCAAGGATGCGGTAAAAGATGTATCCAAGACGGTAAAAAAGGATATTCAGGCAAATGCCCCAAAGCGGACAGGCCGGTACAAAAAGAGCTGGACCGTGAAAAAGACAGCGGAAAGCAGCAATTCCCTCACAATGACTGTCCATTCTAAGGACAGATATCAGATCGCACACCTGTTGGAACATGGTCATGCAAAGAGGGGCGGTGGCAGGGTAGCCGGAAGGGAGCATATTGCCCCGGCTGAGGCAAAAGGAAACAGGGAGCTTCTGCAGAAGATTGAAAGGGGGCTGGATTCATGACACATGAAGAAGTTGTGGCAATGATGGAAGAAATGAATCTTCCGTTTGCTTATGACCATTTTGTGGAAGGCGAATCCCCGGAACCGCCTTTTGCAGTATTTCTTTATCCGGGAAGCAGCAATTTCCCGGCAGACGGCAGGGTATATTATAAATCCAGCCGTCTGAATATAGAAATTTATACGGATCTGAAAAATCCGGAACTGGAATTTACAGTAGAAGCCGTGCTTGATCTGCACGGTATTTTTTATGAAAAAAGCGAAGTATGGATAGAAACTGAAAATCTGTATGAGGTGCTTTATCAGATGGAGGTATAGAAGATGGCTAACAAAAAGAACAAAGTCAAATTTAATATCTGCAATGTGCATTATGCACCGATTACGGTTGCAGAGGAAGGCACGGTCAGTTTTGGAACACCTGTACCAATGCCCGGTGCAGTATCCATCAGCATGGATCCGACAGGAGAGCCGGAATCATTTTATGCAGATGGTATTGAGTATTATGTAATTAACAACAATCAGGGATATGATGGTGACCTTGAACTTGCCATGATCCCGGAATCGTTCAGAACGGATATCTTAAAAGAGGAACAGGATGCCAATAAGGTGCTTGTGGAGAATGCAAATTCCGAAACAGGAAGCTTTGCACTTCTTTTTGAATTTGATGGTGATATCCGTAAGATCCGTCATGTGCTTTATAACTGTTCCGCATCCCGTCCGACCATTGAGTCAAAGACTAATGAAGAAGATAAGGAAGTGCAGACAGAAACACTGACAGTAAAGGCAAGACCAATGGCAGACGGATATGTCAAGGCAAAGACAGGAGATTCCACGACAGATACAGTTTATAACAACTGGTATAAGAGTGTGTATCTTCCGGCTGCAACTCCGGCACTGGAGCAGCAGTCAGCAAAATCAACCAAGAGTGTATCATAGGGAGGACTAAGACATGGGTATCAGAAAGGATATAGAAATTGACGGACAGATGGTTGCATTCAAGGCAAGTGCAGCCATTCCAAGAATCTACAGATTAAAGTTCCAGAGGGATATTTATAAGGATCTGGCAGTGCTTGAAAAGAGTATCGGGGATGGAAAAGAGGAATCATCAAACCTTGATATGTTTTCTCTTGAGATGTTCGAGAATATAGCATTTATTATGGCCAAGCATGCGGATCCAAGCATTCCGGACACACCGGAAGAGTGGCTTGATAATTTCAATACGTTTTCAATTTATCAGGTTCTTCCGCAGCTTATTGAACTGTGGGGACTGAATGTAAAAACGGATGTGGAAGCTAAAAAAAACTTCGTCCGACAGAGCGTGAAATGACAACCCCGCTGTTTCTGCTGCGATGTGTACAGTTAGGCTTATCGATGGCAGATCTTGATATGCTGTCGATAGGGCTTATCAATGATATGTACAGTGAGAGCCGGAACGATGATTATAAGTATGCCGAGCTTGCGACACAGGAAGACTTCGACCGATTCTGATTGAGAGAACAGCCTTTTTCTGTTATACTTATCTGCAGAAAAAGGCTGGGATATTCTCAGCTACAAATCGGAATCTGTCACATTCTTGAACTCAACACAAACCGCTATTCGTGTTGTTCAGCTGCGTCTCCTCACTTGGTATAATAAAGACATCAAATAAAGGAGGCAACAAGTCATGAACACAGATAAAATTTATGCAGAACAACTCGCAAACGAGTACGCACCGAAAGATACCTCAAAGGTTGTAGCACTCAAAAAGCTGGACGCAAGAGCAAAGCTGCCTGCGACTGTTTTTACCTATACCTTTGGCATCATTGCAGCACTTGTAACAGGGGTCGGAATGTGCCTGTCTATGGATGTGATAGGAAACGGTACAACCGCTATGTTTATACTCGGCGTTATAATTGGCATCATTGGACTTTTAGGTATGGGCATCAACTATCCCATCTACAAGAAAATGCTGAATAAAGGAAAGCAAAAGTATGCCTTTGAGATTATGGAATTAGCGAAAGAAATCAGTGAGAAATAAGGTATGAACGGCGCAAAGATGATTTTGAAGAAGCTGATATATCCTCCGAAGTGGGTGTTATTTATCATAGTACCCATATCGTTTGCCACTCTCATTTTCATTTTTGCCACAGAGAAAACCGAGAGTATGTTGGCACGCTTCGTTTATGGTATGTCTGCATACTCTCTTTCTGTTTTAATAGCTGCCATTCCCGCATTTTCAAAGAAGATAAAATCATTGGTATCAAATAGTAGAGCTGTTAAAGCAATTGAAAAATCAAACTTTGGCGGAAAGTATTTGAATGACCTTGCTTTTCGCGGCGGCTTTAGCATTTATCAGGGCATGGTGGTAAACTTCTTATATGTTATATTCCGTATTGGGGCAGGCATCCGTTATCATTCGGTTTGGTTTATTTCAATGGCGGTATATTATCTTATTTTAGGTGGGCTTAGAGCAAATCTGGTTTATTACTACAAAAAGCACGAAAAGAATGTTGAAATTCGCTGCTACCGTCAAACTGCATGGCTGCTTTTTTTGCTGAATATTCCAATGGGCGGTATGATTGTGCTGATGGTACGGACAAATTCAGGCTTTTCCTATCCGGGATATATCATTTACCTGTCGGCAATCTATACCTTTTATGCAATGATTATATCTGTTATAAATCTTGTGAAGTTCCGCAGGCTTGGCAGTCCTATATTATCTGTGGCTAAGGTACTGAATTTTGTGTCGGCAATGATGTCCGTTCTCGGATTGCAAACGGCGATGATTTCAAGGTTTTCCGAAAACGGAGAAAATTACAGGAAAATGATGAATGCTGTTACGGGAGCGTCTGTGTGGGGAATTGTGATAGTGATTGCCGTTTATATGCTGTTTTACAGCGGGAAAATGATGAGAAAGAAGGTGAAGTGCTGTGAATAAATCTGAGAGCAAATATTTCAATACCGCAGTTTGTATGGATGAAGCATTTCTTACACTTTTGGAAAAGAAGGATTTTGAGTATATTACTGTCAAGGAAATTTGCGAAAAAGCAGGGGTGAATCGCTCTACCTTCTATTTGCATTACGAAACTATCAGCGACTTACTTGATGAGAGCGTTGAACATATGAATAGACAGTTTCTTTCCTATATGAAGCGTGATACACAGCCCTTTGTTGAACGGATAAAAACTTGCCCAATTGAGGAATTATATCTTGTAACACCTGAATATTTAACACCCTATTTAAAATATGTTAGGGAGTATAAGCGTTTATTTTGTACTGCACTCAAGCACTCGTCCGTGCTGCGATTGAGCGACTCTTATTCAGCAATGTTTTGTTATGTATTTACGCCGATTTTAGAGCGATTTGAAGTGCCTGAGAAGCAGAGAAACTATATTGTGAAGTTTTATATTCACGGTCTTATCGCAATCATCTCTGAATGGCTTGAAAAAGATTGTGCTGCACCTATTGAAGAAATTATTTCTGTAATTCAAGTGTGCGTCCATTCGACAGGGAAAATGGAGGATAAAGGATGAAAGCAGGAATTTATTTAGGAAAAGAAAATATTGAAATTCGAGATATACCACTTCCACAGGTGGGTGACAATGATGTGCTTATAAAAAATATCTATTCAAGCATTTGCGGAACAGATGTAGCCGTATTTAAAGAAGGCCCCAACACAGGACACCGTGTGACGGTAGGCGGAGAGTTTGGGCACGAAACTGTTTCAAAAATCGTTAAAGTAGGAAAGAATGTTACGGAATTTTCCGTCGGAGAACGGGTTTATCCCTATCCGCTGTTTGCAAAAAATGATACGAGCAGAGCAGGAACACTCGGAGGTTTCTCCGAATATATTTTGATACCTGAAGCAAAACGCAATCATTCTCTCTATGCTGTTGATAAACATATTTCTGATAAACTGGCAAGTCTGATTGAGCCGTTTACGGTGGGCTGCCGTGCTGCAAGGCGTGGAATGATTCGGGACGGAGAGAACAAATATGTGACAGGACAGTCAGCCATAGTGTTTGGCTGCGGAACAATCGGAATTGCTGCCGCAGTCGCTCTCAAACATTTTGGTATGAACAAGGTTATGTTGTGCGACCGCTCCGATTTTCGTCTGAACTTAGCAAAAAAACTTGGATTTGTGACCTGCAATATTGAAACTGAGATATTCCAAGATCAAGCTATCAAATGCTTTGGAACGGAGCGGGCTTTACAGGGTGAAGTTCCCGATATTGATTGCTGGATTGACGCAGCGGGAGCAGAAAGTATTCTGGATGATTTTATGCGAATCGGAAAAATCGAAAGCCGATTTGTATGTGTTGCTGTGAATAAACTGCCGAGAAACATTGACCTTTTGCATTTAACATATGCACAGAAAAGCATTATAGGATCAGGCGGCTATATGCCGGAGGATGTATGGGATGTGCAAAAGATAATGACTTGTGGAAAATGGAATTTAGAAAGTATTATCACTCACGAATTTCCGCTGGACGACCTGGAACAGGCCATCCGTACTGCATATGATGTGGAACACGCAGAAAACGTGGTTGTAAGGATGACAAATGCATGTATCGATTTAGTTCGATAACTTCAAGTTTGCAGCGCTGATAATTTTATAATATTACATAGGACATCCGTCAGAAATGGCGGGTGTTTTTATTTTGTTACGGAGCAGAAATGCTCCTTTTTTTGTACCCATTTTTAGGAGGAGGTGAGAGGAATGGCAAGCCGTATTCAGGGTATCATGGTAGAAATCGGTGGTGATACAACCAAACTGCAGAATGCACTTAAAGGAGTGAACGGACAGATCAAGTCCACCCAGTCACAGCTTAAGGATGTGAACAGGCTGCTGAAACTTGATCCGGGCAATACGGAGCTTCTGGCACAGAAGCATAAACTGCTTGCGGAAGCGGTCAGTGAAACAAAAGAGAAACTGGCAACCCTGAAAACGGCAGCAGAACAGGCGAATACTGCACTTGCCAATGGCGAGATCTCACAGGAGCAGTACGATGCCCTTCAGAGGGAAATCGTGGAAACGGAACAGGACTTAAAAAATCTTGAAACACAGGCAAACCAGTCTGCGACAGCCGTACAGAAGATAGCATCATCCGGTGAAAAACTGAAGACAGTTGGGGATAACATTTCCTCTGCCGGACAAAAGCTCCTCCCGGTAACAGCCGGAGTGACTGCATTGGGTACGGCATCCGTAACGACCGCAGCTAATTTTGAATCTTCCATGTCACAGGTACAGGCAACAATGGGAATCACCAAAGATTCTATGTCCAAGGTCAACGGGCAGTCGGTAAATACGATGGATACCCTTTCAAAGCTGGCAAAGAAGATGGGTGCAGAGACGGCTTTTTCCGCATCTGAGTGTGCGGAAGCATTGAATTACCTCGCCCTTGCCGGATACGATACACAGCAGATGTGTGATACACTGCCGACCGTTCTTAACTTGGCAGCAGCCGGAGATATTGCCCTTGCTGATGCTTCCGACATGGTAACGGATGCAATGTCTGCTCTTGGAATGGGCGTGGATGAAGCGGAAACAATGGTAGACCAGATGGCAAAGACGGCATCTACCACGAACACATCGGTTGCACAGCTTGGCGAAGGAATCCTTACCATTGGTGCGACTGCCAAATCCATCAAGGGCGGTACGGCAGAACTGAATACTGCGCTTGGTATCCTTGCCAATAATGGTATCAAGGGGGCAGAAGGTGGTACGCATCTGCGTAACATTATCCTGTCACTGCAGAATCCTACGGATAAGGCAGCCGCCCAGATGGAAGCACTGGGCATTTCCGTATATGATTCCGAAGGAAACATGCGGTCGATGAATGACATTCTTGGTGATCTCAATAAGAGCATGGACGGAATGACATCTGCTGAGAAGTCAAATATCATCAGCACTATTTTCAATAAGACAGACCTTTCTTCCGTAAATGCCCTGCTTGCAAATACGGGGGACACATGGGACAGCTTGCAGAAGTCCATCACGGACAGTGGTGGTGCTGCACAGCAGATGGCGGATACACAGCTTGATAACTTACAGGGACAGATCACCATCTTAAAGTCAGCACTGGAAGGCCTGGCTATTTCATTTGGAGAACTCCTGATGCCGGCCATTAAACAGATAGTCGGATGGGTACAGAAGTTTGTTGACTGGCTGAATGGACTGAGCGAGGGAACAAAAAAGACGGTCGTTACGATTGCACTTCTGGCAGCAGCACTCGGCCCCGTTCTTATCGTGATCGGAAAGGTAATATCCGCAGTCGGCACGATCATGACAATCGTTCCGAAGATTGCCGGAGTCATCAATACGGTAAAAGGAGCATTTGCGGCACTTAATACTACAATGCTTGCAAATCCAATCGTTCTTATCATTGCAGCAATAGCAGCTCTTGTGGCTGCCTTTATTTATTTGTGGAATAACTGCGATGGATTCCGTCAGTTCTGGATAGACCTCTGGGAGAATGTAAAACAGGTAGCAATCACGGTATGGAATGCCATAAAAGCTTTCTTTTCACAGGTATGGGAAGCAATCAAGACGATATTCTCGACCGTGTTTGAAGTGATAAAAACGCTGGTAACCACTTATTTCAATCTGTATAAAACCATCATTGAAACGGTATTCAATGTGATAAAGACCGTCATTACTACGATCTGGAATGCAATCAAGGGTGTGTTTACTACAGTTTTCAATGTGATAAAAACACTGGTCACAACGTATTTCAATATCTATAAGACCATTATCCAGACGGTGCTTACTGTTATCCAGACGGTTATCACGACCGTGTGGAATACGATAAAAACGGTCATTACCACAGTACTGAATGCGATAAAGACCATCTTTTCCACGGTATGGAATGCAATAAAGACGATCATCAGTGCAGTGGTAAGCGGAATCAAGGGACTGATCACGGGAGATTTCACTGCGGTCAAAAATTCCATTACCACGATAATGAATACGATAAAGAGCACCATTTCCACTATCTGGAATACCATCAAGTCCACCATCTCCACGGTGCTTGGTGCAATCAAGGGTGCGGTCACATCTGTATTTAACGGAATCGTAAATGCCGTGAAGGGTGCAATGGGAAATGTCTTAAATGCCGTAAAATCTGGATTTTCCAATGTAAAGAGCCACATCACGGGTCTGGCTTCACAGGCATTTACATGGGGCAAGGATCTCATCATGGGAATCGTAAACGGCATCAAGAGCTGCATCGGTGCAGTCGGGGATGCAGTAAAGAGTGTGGCTGACAAAATCAAGTCATTCCTTCATTTCTCAGTGCCGGATGAAGGCCCTCTTACTGATTATGAATCATGGATGCCTGACTTTATGGGCGGACTTGCCAAGGGAATCGAAAAGAGCCGTGGAATGATCCAGAAAGCAGTCAGCGGGGTTTCTTCCGACATGGTCATCAATCCAAAGGTCAGCGGAGTGGAAAACATGACGGGAAACCCAACGGCACAGCAGACGGAAAGCATCTCAGGAATGCTTTCTGCAATTACTTCTGCAATCCGGGATGTTAAGGGAGACAGCGGAGACATTGTCATTCCTGTATATCTGGGCGGTACAATGCTCGATGAGGTTATTGTATCGGCACAGCAGAGGGCAAATTTAAGAAGCGGAGGAAGATAGCATGGCATATATACAGTATCTTGTTTTTAACGGCCGTTCCCTTCCGAAGCCGGATTCTTATGATGTGGGGCTTTCCGATGTAGAGGCAGATTCCGGCGGGGAAACGGAAGCCGGAACAACACAGAGGGATGTGGTAAGGACGGGAGTGGCAGACATTTGCAACGGTGTACAAAGGGAACATAATAAAAAACTTAATAATGGACTGCCAATCTTACACAAAGTACCGCCCAAACGAGACTACGGGCGGTATTTTTGTATCATGGCGGAGAAAGGAGGAACTTCCCACGGGGGCTTGACTGAAAAGTTGAGCCCCTTTTTTCATGCCAAAAAACAGGAGGTAAATGCTTATGGCAGATGATAAAACCACAAAAACGCCGGAACAGCCGGTAACGGATAGCGGGCCGGGCAAGGAAACGCCTCCCGCTCCCCCAAAAGAGCCGGAGAAGGTTTCCGTTTCCCCGGAGCCGGAAAAAAAGACGGAACCAGAAGTAAAGAACCCACAGGTTTCTGTCTATAACTTCGCTGAAATTATGAAGGAAAAGAAAGCCGAGGAACGGGCGGCAACTCCCAGCGGGGAAAAGCCTGACCCGACAAAAGCGGAGAAACCGGAAAAGCAGCCGGAGGCTCCGAAGAAAGCGGAGGAAAAACCCAAAGAGCCGGAACAGCCGAAGCGCCGGGGCCGTCCCCCGAAAGCAGATAAGGACAAGGCCGCAACCCCGAAGCCCGAAGCTCCCGCACAGAAACCGGAAAATGCGGTCAAAAAGGAACCGGAGAAAAAAACGGCGCCAACGGTACAGGCCGCTCCCGCTCCGAAGGAACCCGAAAAACCGAAGGATGCACCACGCCGGGGCAAGGAACAGATCGTCTATATCAAGCTGAACGAGCTTCACGCCTTCAAGAACCATCCCTTTGAGGTTCGGGATGATGAAGAAATGCGGGCTATGGTGTCCAGCGTCAAGGACAAGGGCGTGACCCAGCCCGCTATCGTCCGTCCCCGTGAGGATGGCGGCTATGAGATCGTGTCCGGCCACCGCCGCCAGAAGGCCAGCGAGCTTGCCGGATATGCGGATATGCCCTGTATTGTTCGCAATCTGACGGACGATGAAGCCATCACGCAGATGGTCGAGGACAATCTCAACCAGCGTGAAGAAATCCTCCCCAGTGAGCGGGCCAAAGCCTTGAAAATGCAGCTTGAGGCCATCAAGCACCAGGGCTCCCGCACTTCGGGCCAGATTGACCCGAAGGACGCAGGAAAACGCTCCAACGAAATTGTAGCCGAGCGCAATAAGATGGCGGTCAAGCAGGTGCAGCGGTATATCCGGCTCAATGAGCTGGTTCCCGACCTGATGAAGCTGATGGATGAAAAAAAGCTGGGCTTTACTACGGCGGTGGAGCTTTCCTATATCGGCAAGAAGAACCAGAACTATATCGCCGTCGCCATTGACAGCCAGCAGTCCTCGCCTTCACAGGCGCAGGCAAAGCGTATGCGTGAGCTGGACGAAAAGAAGCTGCTCAACGGGGATGTGATCGACGGCATTATGATGGAGGACAAAAAGGAGGTAGACAAAGTGATTTTGACAGGTGCGGAACTGAGCAAGTATTTCGGCAAGGAAACTACGCCGAGGGAAATGAAGGACCAGATCATCAAGCTGCTGGACGACTGGAAGGGTCAGCAGAAGGAACATGAAAAGCCGGAGAAGAAAACCGAACAGGAAAAGTAAGCCCAAACTTCGGGTCAGCATGGCCCGAGGATTGCGGGGCTCTGCCCCGCGCCCCGAAGCTCTGGAGATATAAATGATTCCCCGTCGCCAGTTATTCCGTAGCATAGCCGGGAAAATCAGTCAAGGGCAGCGCCGCCGCAGGCGGTGCCAGAGGCACCCTTGACGGATTTCTCCCGGTTATGCTTTTTCCCGGTCAAGCGACGGGGATATAAATTCTCCAGAGCCGTTCCCCTTCCCGGGGGAAGGGGCGGAGGGGTTGGGCGAACTCTTGCTTTTCCCTAAACCAAAACAGAAATGGAGGCTCAACCAATGAAACGACCTTTAGCATACCTGACCGCCGCATGGAGCGGCGAGCCGGATGTTGATATGGAGCTGGCGGCCCACTACTGCCGTCTTGCTTATGAGGCGGGCTTTTCCCCGATCTGCCCGCTCTTGTATCTGCCGCTGTTTTTGAATGACAGCGTTCCCGAGGAACACAAGGCTGGGATTGATATGCGCCGGGATATGCTGCGGCGCTCCCACACCCTGATTGTCTGCGGCAGCGCTGTGGACGAGGATGTAAAAAATGATATTGCGGTTGCCGGGCGGCTGGGCATTGCGGCGACCACACTGGAAGGGGTGCTTGCCGTGAAGGGACACGGCACCCCGGGCCATGCCGGACATTAAGCTGGGAAGCCTTTTCGACGGGATTGGCGTGTTCCCTCTGGCTGCTTCCCGGTGCGGTATCCGTCCGGTATGGGCCAGTGAGATTGAAAAAGCGCCCATCTCCATAACCAAAAGGCACTTTCCCGACATGGTGCATTTGGGGGATATTACGAAGGTGGACGGCGGGAAAATCCCGCCGGTTCATGTAATTACCTTCGGTTCCCCCTGTCAGAACCTTTCTCTGATCGGCAACCGCTCCGGCCTTGCCGGGGCAAAATCAAGCCTGTTCTATCAGGCGTTTCGTATCATACAGGAAATGAGGGATGCTACTGATAACCTATATCCAGCTATCGCTGTTTGGGAAAACGTCATGGGAGCGTTTTCTACAAATGACCGGATGGACTTTAGAGCCGTCTTATCCGCCTTCTCGGACACCGAAGTTCCAATGCCTCCTTCGGGAAGATGGGGAAACGCCGGAATGGTGCGAGGGGGAACGCCTGATGTGTGCTGGCGACTCATGGACGCCCAGTATTGGGCAGGCTCCCGAAGGCTGGCACGAAGGCAGCGGATTTTCGTCGTGGCGGATTTTGGAGGCAGACGTGCCGCAGACATACTATTTAAGCCCCGTCCAATGCTCCCACTTCCTCCGCCTTGCGGAGAGGGCGGGTGGGCCGCCGCCGAAGGAGATCGAACAGCTTCTTTTGAAACAGGGCGGCAGATACCAGTCATCCACCCCTTTCAGTGCTTCCGTATGCGGGGAGCGGCAAAAAGGCAGGAAGAAACGGCCTTCCGAAACAGCTTCGGATTACCAACTGACCCTTTTCCCACTCTTTTAGCCAGTGATGTAACGCCCTTTGCCTTCTGGTATGAGGGCGACCCGGAGGGCGGCTGTATCCGTTTTCTGACGGAAACAGAAAGTGAACGGCTGATGGGGCTGCCGGAGGGCTGGACAAAGTACGGGGCGGACGGCATGGAGATCCGGCCTCTGCAACGCTACAAGGCGCTGGGAAATGCGATTGCCCTCCCTTGCGCCGATTACATTATGGCCGGGATTTATGAGGTGCTGGCTGACCGGGCCGGAAAGGAGGAATGAGCCCATGTTTGAAGCCTATATAACCAATACAGCCCTATACCCCTTAATGGGGATTGAGGTAGGGACAACGGTACATTTCCCCATGACGACACAGGAGTTGCAGGCCGCCCTTGCCAAAATCGGGATAGACGGGAAACGGTACAGCGAAGTGTTCTTTACCAGCTTTGACAGTGATGTGCTGGGGCTCTACGATTATCTCTACGAATGTGAGAACATCGACGAGCTGAACGAGCTGGGCCACGCCCTGCTGGAAGTACGGGATAAGGGCGGACTGGAAACCTTTGAAGCCGCTCTTGTCTTGGGAAACCACACAAGGAGCGTGAAGGATTTGATAAACCTGACGCAGAACCTTGACCTTTACCGCTTTTACCCGGATATTTCCGATGATGAAGGGCTGGGCCGTCTTTACGCCGACGAGCTTGGGACTATCGACATACCGGAGCACATTCAGAACTACTTCGATTATGAGGCATACGGGCGGGATGTGCGTATCAACGAGGGCGGCGTATTCGCTCCCGGTGGGTATGTGTCGGCAGTCCCGGAGGGCTTCAAGGAGTATTACCACGGGCCGCAGGACATTCCGCCGGAACACCGGATATTTGCCTATCCTGAAAAGGCCGAGCCTGTCCACTCCATTCTCGCTACACTCAAACGGTTTCAAGAAGCCCCACCCGCTCCGAAAAAGGACAAGGCGGGGCCTTCCCATGAAGAACGGTAAGACTTCGGGCCAGCATGGCCCGAAGCATGAAGGAGGTGCATACCATCAACTATTACCCTATCAATGAAGGGGCCGCCCGCCGGGCAAAAGAAATGAACAGCTTTTCCGACTACAAGGAAGGGAGCGCAACGGCGGAATACCGGGCAATGGTGGACAAGGCCGCCGCCATAGCGGAACAGCAGAAATCCCGGGTGGACCCCATGTACCATGAGAAGATCGACCATCTGTTAGACACCTACGCCCGCAAGCTGGCCGAAAACATGAACCAG